TAGACGAACTAATGGCTGAATTTGAAGCCATGATGGGCGGCGAAGGCGGCGAAGAAGAACAAGAATTTGACATGGATGCTGGCGGCGACGCAATTGAAATGGATGATACATCCGAAATTATGCCAGAAATGGGCATGATGGAAGCTGTAAGTTTATCCAAAGTAGCTCCTGCTAAAATGTGCGACGACGGTGCCAACACCAAAAGTGTAGTGCCACAGAACTCAGGCGCAAAAGGTATGCAAGGCTCTCCAGTTCGAATGACTGGTGACACTGCACAAGGCCGTCCTGCTCCGTCTGTGAAAGACATGGGCATGACAACAAGTCCTAAGCAAGGTGCCGCACCCAAGCCAGTGACCACACAGGCCGCAGGCGTAAACACTAAATCTCCAGTATAAGCGATTATGGCTCGTTACTTACAAGAACACTTGACATTCTCACAAGCGCAGGTAAAACTGCTGAGTGAGGATGCTCCTGACGGTTCTGGTAAAACGCTTTACATGGAAGGCATCTGCATTGAAGGTGATAAACGCAATGCCAATGACAGAATATACCCTGCTCACGAAATTCGAAAAGCAGTTGGCACTATCAATGAACAACTGCTTAGTGGCAATTCGGTATTGGGAGAAGTAGATCACCCAGATGATCTTAAAATTAACTTAGACCGTGTGAGTCACATGATTGATAAAATGTGGTGCGACGGTGCAATTGGTTATGGAAAATTGAAGATATTACCAACGCCAATGGGTCAACTGGTTAAAACCATGTTGGACAGCGGTGTTAGATTAGGTGTTTCAAGTCGTGGGTCAGGAAACGTCGACGACAGAACAGGACATGTCAGTGATTTCGAAATAGTCACTGTAGATGTAGTTGCACAACCCAGTGCTCCAAATGCATATCCCACAGCAATCTACGAAGGCCTCATGAACATGAAGTACGGACATAGACTGTTTGAAGTGGCACGTGAAGCCGGCGCGGACAACAAGGTACAAAGATATTTGAAAAGTGAAGTAGTAAAACTGATCAAAGATCTTAAAATTAGGGAGGAATAAGCATGTTAGATGCTATTAAACCGTTACTAGATAGCGACTTGATCACCGAGGAAACTCGCCAGGAGATCAACGAAGCTTGGGAAGCCAAGCTGGTTGAAGCTCGTGAACAGGCTCGTGCAGAACTCCGCGAAGAGTTTGCACAACGCTATGAACATGACAAAACAGTGATGGTGGAAGCCCTAGATCGTATGGTAACAGATGGTCTTACTGCAGAGATTCAAGCCGTTGCTGCCGAAAAAGCACAACTGGTAGAAGATCGCGTTCGTTTCCAAAGCAAGATGAATGAAAATGCCACAAAGTTTAACAGCTTTATGGTCACTAAACTTGCTGAAGAAATTAGCGAACTGCGTCGAGATCGTAAGCAACACAATGAAGGACTAGAAAAACTAGAAGGCTTCATTGTGCATGCATTGGCTCGCGAAATTCAAGAATTCGCCACAGACAAACGTGATGTTGTAGAAACAAAAGTTCGTCTGGTACGTGAAGCACGTGTCCAATTGGAAGCATTGAAAGCACGATTTGTAACAGAATCTGCACAGAAAATGAGTCAATCTGTTAGCCGTCATCTAAAGGCTGAACTCAGTCAGTTACAAGAAGACATCCGAGTTGCTCGTGAGAACAATTTTGGTCGTCGTATCTTTGAAGCATACGCAAGTGAATTTGGTGCTACCCATCTCAACGAGAAAGCGGAAGTGCGTAAATTACACGATACAATTGCAAACAAAGATGCAAAATTGTCTGAAGCCATCAAACTTATTAGGAACGCAAAAGTTCTTAACGAGTCAAAAGAGCGTGAAATACGAATGATCAAAGAGACCAACCAACGTGCAAACGTTATGGACGAATTGCTGGCTCCTCTTAACCAAGAGAAGCAAGAAGTCATGCGTAATTTACTCGAAAGCGTACAAACAACACGTTTGAAAAACGCATTTGAAAAGTATCTACCGGCTGTTCTAACCGACCGCTCTGTA